CTAGCATAATGTTAAACGAACAATTGTTCGTGTGCTTGAAGGTTCCGCAGCTGCTGCACTCCAGGTGAAATCTACCGGGCCTAGGCGCCGAGCCCAGGTCCGAAACCCGAACAATTGTTCTTATACTTGGCCCGAAGCCCCAGGTGAAAATCCCGATTCGGCGCCACCTCCCAGGGCGGCGCAGCCAGAACCCGAACAATTCATCGGGTTTGTTGCAGCCCGAAGACAACCCGAACATATTGGCTCGATCTCCAGGGGCCAGCACGCAAAAAGGGCCGAACCCGAAGGCCCGACCCCGAAAACCCGAACAAAACCTCGATGCCAGCAGCCCGAAAGCCCGACTCCCGAACCCGAAAGTCCCCGCCTCCACCCCCGCACGGGGTTTTATGGCTGTTTATCGCTCTCTTCGCTATCTTCTGCTATATCTACCACTTCATCTGACGCTGGTGTTACGTTCTTCATTCTACGCTCTGCCATACGCTGAAACTCTGCAAGCTTTTCAAGCACTTGCTCCCGACCCATTTGTGTTACGTCCTCGTGCATGACATGGCTTTTATTAACCAGTAGCCCAGTTGCCTTTAAACGCAGTTCTTCAGCCCGAATAGCCTCGCCATATTTACCGAGTTCCCACGCTTCGTCTCTCATCTTCTTTAAGTCCCGAACGGATTTGTCCACAGTGACGCCATACTTCGTTCTGGCCTCTAGCCTCATCTCTTCTAGGCGTTCCTGCACCACTGGGTTACGCAACAGCCTCACAGCGCTTACAGAGGCGTTTTTATACCCTGCCGCTCTTGCCGCTCCTGTTTGCGTCATATCTCCATTGAAATACTTATCAAGAAAAGTTTGTTGTTGAGGCGTTAGCTTCTTCAGCCCTGCCTCGCGTTGTTCTTTGGTTAAATCTTCACCAGCTTGTGGCATTAAAACGCTCTCCATTTTGGTTGTATATATGGGGGACTTTCATGTCCCCATACATATATATATATATGAAAGTTGTGAAAGTTTGAAAGTACAAATGTTTTCAATAACTTCCACAAACTTTCGCATATTTTACGTTAAATGAAAGTTGTGAAAGTAAACTGCATAACCTATTGATAAAGCCGAACATTTTACTTTCACTCGATTTACTTTCAAATGAAAGTTGGAAGTTGAAAGTAAATTATCCCCTTTTTTGCCATAGTTCCCACAACCCGAAAATGCCTAACCCGAACATAACCGAACCCATGACTCCAACAAAAATCATGGCGATAATTTCACCCGCACTAGACTGATATTTGACAAGTTCATATGACGAGCAGAACAGGACAGACCCGAACAAAATACACGACCAAGACATTCCTTTATACATCATTTGCTCATCCTTTTATTGCTCATTTGTAAAACTGGGGTATTGTTCTTCAGAGATAAACAAGAAACCCGAACCATTTCCTTCGGGGTCACGGCTCACCTCAACCTTTAACAGACCATGTTTAAGGTTCTTTACCAAGAATACAGGCCATTTATCTCCATCTTCTTCTAATAATTCAAACCCGATGATTTTAGAGCCTACAAGTTGTCTATAATACTTTTCCATATTCATGCTGTAATCTCCTTAATTGCTTCGATGCCAATCATAAAACGCTCTACACCTCTTCGTTTTTCCATGAGCAGAAACTTTAGCCAGTTGCGTTTATTATTTAGCAACCAATATTCCGCATCATTCCATTCAGCGTCAGAAAGCCCTTCTTTGGCTTTCCTAATCATTACGTTAATATCCTCATACACCGCTTTGCAAACTGGTGAGGGGGCGCGATAGCCCCCTTCCAGCAATAGTTCATCGAAATGTTTCATCATGTCACGCTCCTATTAGATTTTTTAAGATTGTCAGAAGCTAGAATATGCTCAAGATTATGTGGTGCATTTAGACCGCAACCAATATGTTCTCCTTTTTTCCAGCCGCACTCAACCTTTGAGTAACGTCCGTCACAAACCAAATGAATAGGATACTTGTGGTCAAGATGATATTTGTTGTAACCAGCTTCTTTATTCATTCTAGTTGTTTGTGCCTTCAAAAAGTTTAAATCGTATCGGTTAACCCACATAGGCGTTGCAAGCTTTATGCGCTCTTCACGCTTCTTGTGATTAAAGTAAGCTTTTTCACTCACTCGTCTCTTGTATTCCTTAACCTCAACATCGTACTGAACCCCATAACCACATCTGTCAGCAAAAGCCGCAAGAGCCTGTTTATGGTTTATCTTTACGCCTTTTGTTTCCCACATCTTGCACCATGCAAGAGAATAGTCGTAGTCGTATGGGTGAACCTTTGCGGTTACACGATACACAAAATGACTTAACTGTTTCTTATTAGTAAGAACAAACAGAATAGAACATTGTGTTGAGTAGCTAGATCCTTCAAAATCGCTATGCTGGTACGAATATTTTGCAAGCGCAAGGTAAAACATATCAGGCTCATTGCGACCAAAGACACTGGCCTTAACAAGTTCACCCACTCGTGGAATATATTTATTTACGAGTGAATTATTTTTTTTCGCAATTTTAGACCATTCTACATTGCCAGTTCTGTAATTAGCGTAATAGTAATCATCCTTAATTACATAATTTTTCGGAAGCCTTTTGAGGATACCGCAATTCCGCTCAAAACGGTTTACGATAACCTCATGGCCTCTAATGCATGGGGCTTTAGTAATGCTCATGCAATCTCCAATCCAAACACGTTGTTAGCCCTACTAGACTCATATCCAGCCCAACCAGCCGCGTCATACAGGAAGTTAGTATCCAATGCAAAATCGCGGTATCCAGTTAGGATAGAGTTAAAGTAACCAGTGCTAGGTGTTGAAATGCAGTCAGTATTCATGGTGTAGGTCATAATGCCAGCCACCTTAATCTTATCGTACAGACCCGTGCCATCAGTTCTGTATCCTTCATAATGGTCTAAGGATAATTCATCTTCTGGCTCGATTTCCCAAATACCTACGGGGATATACATATTAGGGTCTTTAGATTTCATAATGTCAGCTACGCCACGAAACACCAGTTCATGCCCGTAAATCATAGCCGAACCAACAGCCCTAGCAGTAGGGCAGCGGTAGCGCATTTGGTCTTTGTTTAAGTTAGACCCATAGGCCATATATAATTTACTCATCGTGATATTCCTTTCATATTTTTCGTTCATCACATATTGACAGTATAGTAAAGTATAGTTTAGTGTCAATAATAATATGAAAACAATTTCAACAAAGAGGGAAAAATGTATTGGGTTGAGGCAATCGCTTGGAAAAGCATTGACGTATTAGATGAAGAGTTCGACCAATGGGAATATGGTCAGCACATTGACCAGCGTTATGCTTCTTGTGCTGGCACGTTCAACAACCACATTCCTACAGGTTATGAACAGCCGAGCAAATACAAGCCAAAGAAAAAAGAAAAATGCGCTAGATATTTAAATGCGCTAATCAAAGGATACAGATGAAAAGGGTTGGAAAGTAAAATAATTAAAAACTAACCACAGGCGACTTATACTTAACGATTCGCCTACTGTTTCTTAATCGTTTAAAGTCAAACCATCTTTTTTTTAATTTTTTGCGTGTGCGAAACATTGCCATGTCATCCCGTGGTCAGAAGAGCGCCAGGCCTGCGGGCTACCACAAACCGAACATTTTCTATTGATCCCTCCGCTGCGCCTTTCTGGATTAGAACCGAACAAATCATCGGAAACTCCCTGGGCTCGCTTCCATTTTTTATATTCTTCTTCTTGTTGTTTTTGCTTGTAAGTCTTGTTTACCATGCTATCATATCCTTCTGTCTGAATGGTTCGGGCAGAAAAAACCGTGTGGTTACACACAAGATGTCTTTACGGAAAGCAGGCGAGCGGGCAACCCCGAACAACTCGCCTGTTTTTTTATTTCTGAGATATTTCCCCTCCTAAAGCGGCATACCCTGCGATATCTACCCATGTGTCGTCCTGTTGCATGTCATTAGATAGGCGAGCCAGCTTCAGGCCAATCATGCAGGCACAAACTTGTTCGGGTGTTATCTCCACCCCTAGGATTACTTCCCATATTTTGGCGATACGGTAGTGGTTTGATTTAGCGTCACCGTAATCTTTGGCTCGCTGCCCGTTGATAAGTTCCTCTGCCTTGTCGAGAAAGTAAGCCCGATTCATGCCATCATAGTCTTTTATATCCATTATATATTATCCCTTGCTGTTACTGCTTCATATTCACCACGGCTCATAACGCCATTTGTAGTTCCAAGCCACTTGCGACCTCCAGATGTACTAAATGAATACTTCTCGATACGGCGCTCTGCTATTAAATCCCGAACAATTCTACCTATTGATGATTCGCCCATTCCGCTTAAACAAGGTGGAGAATCTGCATCGTTTAGTCGATTAAAGATACTATCTGCGCCACCCATTTGACATAAAGCCCGACCATTGCGCTCACAATCAGCAATCCAGTTAAACATCGCATCTTTACGCATTTGAGCTTGATTGCCTTGATTTAGATTCTGAATTTGTTCGGTTCTGTCCTCCAGCAATCCTGTAAAGGTATCCCGAATAAAATGCCGTATATGCCTACTGGCTGGACCGTTGGACTTTACAACTGCACCATCAAAGCACCGATTTCGCTCATACTGTATGCCTAAGTCATTGCACCGACCCATTGAATTTTTTTCGTCTACTTGCCACAAGGCGAATGCAGAACGCACACCGTCAACCAAGGCAGATGTGCCCCGAATCATATTGCGAGCCTGCTCTGGCCTGCTGATTACAGCGTCATCCTTTACTTTGGTCATATGGTGACACACAAGTACAGAAGCCCCTGTTTCAGTTGCCACGCGAGCTAATAGCCCTGTTAAAGCCGCACCCGCCGCAGGGTCAGCGTTTACGTCCGCATGTACGAATGATGCCAATGGGTCAAACACAATGAGCTTTATATTTCCGAGCTGGATAATTTGTTCGTATATCTTCTTGAACTCATCCGTCTCGCTGTAGTCGCCCATATTCTCTCGTAGTATAGGAAACACACCGCCTACGTTTGGCAGGGGTACAACATGCAACTTGTTCGGGTAATCGAATCTGTGACCCGCCTCATCAAGACGCTCAATACGCCTGTGCATTTCCGATTCATCATCTTCTGCTGTAAAGATAACAACATCCCCGAACTCTTTTACTACACCACCAAAGGCGTTAGACATTGGTTTGCCTGCGGCTACTTTCATCGCTAAATCTAGGGTCATCATGCCTTTACCAGCATCTCCTGCAGCGGCAAAGATGATAGGAACACCTAACGGAAATGTACCGTCAACCAAGAAATGTTGAATTGGCGCAGAACCAGTAAATCGTGACACAAGCAAGCTATCATCTAATAAATTTATGCTTCTTCTTGTCGTGCCCACCGCGCTTTTAAGAAAATCTTTTACATCAAAACCTTCATTAATTGCGTCAGCCGCGTCCCATTTGGGTGGCTTGCCTTGAGGGTTTTGCAGTATTGTTACTGAGTTAGCGTCAGAGTCCAGCGCTACTTCCCGAACAATTTCAGCGAGCCTCCTGCCAGCATCATCATTGTCAGGCCAAATAACAAGGTCTTTACCCCTAAGTGGCGTAAAGTCGAACTTATCTGCGTTCTTTCTTGTTAGCGCACCTGCCCCGCCTAAAGTACATGTAGCCGTGATACCCGAATCAATTAAGGCTTGAGCGCACTTCTCACCTTCTACCCATACGATCTGCTGTTCGTTTAATATGTTCGGTATATTGTACAAGGGGCGTACATCAGGCGCTTTTGGATAAGGCGAGCCAGGAATCCACGGGCGAAATTCTTTCTTGCCGTCAATGTCGTAGCGGCGCACTGTAACCAGCACCTCCCCATCCCGACTGATATAATCCCACTGCCCGTTATGCTCAGTATTCACATCAATGCGAACCTTTTCTGGCGCCGTCCCAGGAGTTATTGGCAAATTGTTCAGGTTAAGACCACCATTGGGCATTTTCCAAGACGGCTCTCTTACAGGTGCGCGTGATTCTTCTGATATATATGACCCGAACAAATCTTTTATCTCTGGCAGCCGCATTCCGCGAGCTTCCATTAAAATCTTTACAATCCCACCGATGCCTTCACCACCGTTAAAGTCCTGACCACGCATAAAGTGCGGACTACTGGGATTAATATCAATCTTTAAACTTTCACCAGCTTCCCCTGCCAGTGAACCGATATAGAAATCATGCCCTCGAATTTTACCATTCGGATATGTCTCTCTAAGAATATCTACCTGTACGGAGCGCGGAACCTCATCACTTATCTTTTGTACTAATTCGTGCGCGGTACTAGATTTAGTATTGTCAAAACGTATAACACTCATTATATTGTATCCTGAAGTCTGATTGTTTCCTTTTTCTGATTTCGTTCTCACTTAAAGGGGTCGCTTGCGAGCGGCCTCTTTTTCTATGACCAACAAGTTTGACGAAACTCACAATATTTGCAAGCGAAATAATCTGAATTAACGGCAACACGCGGCAATATTTCGTTTGCTTTTGTTGCTTTT